TTCTCAATACAAAAGAAGATGAGTGGGTTTATAGTTTGCCGGAGGATTTCAAGCGGCTTGTTACTCCGTTTAGACACGAAAAGGATAGCGGCTATCCCAGGATGCGGGGCACATCAATGGAGCATATTCACCAGATGAGGGCCGGTATTGAATCGACAGGATTTCCTCACTACTATGCGTTGAGAACAGCACCGTATACAAAAGAGATTGGGACTACATACGAGGTTGTGTTTTTTGAAACTCCCAATGATAATTATAGACTTAATTATTCTTATGTATTCAGGCCGCCTAAGCCAGTAGATGATGACGATGTTTTTGTGGGCGGCGATGAGGCATCGGAAACGATTCTTGAGTGTTGTCTTGCGATTGCTGAAATTGAATATGATGATACAATTGGTATTCACAATCAGGTTGCTGATAGATTGATTCAGCAGCTTATACAAGACGATACGGTGTTAATTGCTGATTCTGTTGGTATGAATATAGATACGAATGTAAAGTATATTAGTTATCAAAGACCGTTACCTACGATTGAGATGAACGAAATTTATCCTAACTCTTAATTTACAGGAGAAAGAAAATGAGTGTAAACAATGTTGCATTGGAAATGGAACGCGGTGTCGGCGGTATGGGAATCAGGAAGGTTTCGCAGGTTGTTGAGTATTCAGACTTTACTGATGGCGGGGGCGCTGCTGGTACGTTGAATCTTAGAAAAAAGATTCCTGCCGGTTCGTTTGTTATTGGCAGTAAGGTTAAGGTTATTGAAGGATTTACTGGCGATACGTCGTGTACGCTTGATATTGGTACGACCAGTGATGCAGATGCCTTTTCGCTAACTACGCATAACATTTACACGGCTGCCGATAATCTGCTCGAAGCTGCTGATTACGGTGGTGGCGGTTCGGCGGGATTCTATCTGATAACGTCTGATACCACTGTGAAATTGACAGCAACGGGTGCTTCAGATTGGGGTAAGGTTAGTGCTGGTAAAATGATTGTGGATGTGTTCTATCTTAGCACGAACCCCGAGCTTACGAATTAGGCCTTGACTGTTAGTAATTTTAGTGCAAACCTTTGATACTGTCAAAGGTATGCCATATAAAAACTACTATATTTTGGGAGAAAACTATGGCACTCAATAAATATGCTAATGCCCGTGTAGGGAGACTGGCACAATCCGGCGGTGCTGTTCGTGTAACTATTGCATCGAGCGTGGGCCAGGGGAACGGCGGTACGTCCCTTCCCTGTAAAGGATGTTTCGTTTCTCCGGCTTCTGCTAATAGTGGTATTGTGCGAATGAACATCGGGGCGGCTGCAAGTGCTTCTGCCGGTATTGAGCTTAGCGATGCTGATACCGGCGGCGGGCCGCTGTTTGTGCCTGTCGATGATGTATCATTGTTATACTTTTATGGAACGAATAACGACGTAATTGACATCGTTTACTTGAAAGGATAAAAATGGCACTCTTTAGAAAAAGAAAGCTAAAAAAGGATATTGAGAAGAAAAGAAAGTATCTTGCTTACTTTAAGGCTATGAGAGCTAAGGGGCGGATGCCGCTGAGTTATGTTAAGTGGTTGGAGAAGGATAAAACAACTGCCAGAACCCGAAAGGTTACTAAGGGGCTGAGAACCGCCGGTTTATCTGAAGCCGATATAAGACGATTGAGAGGTAAGTAAAATGGAATTTCCACTCCCAATAAAAGGTGTGGCTTACGGTTTGCCTGTCGATAAAGTTTCTGTTGCTACGTCTGGTTATATGAATAATTGCCGCCCTGTGGATACACTGGAAAAAAGACTACGTATAGGTCAAAGACCTGGTCTTGATAAATGGGGCAACGGCGACCAGATTGGTGCAGCAGAACAGCCCGTAGTTGCAATGTGTGTAGTTAGTTCGGTGACATAATGGGACATTCTATAGCATCTGTTAAAGTATTTGGTCGTCGTCTTGGCACACCTGGTACATTCAAAGTGAGTGTACAGGGCGTAGATGGTTCACAACTACCTGATGGGGTAGAATTAGCAAGCGGGTCAGTAAATGCTAATGTATGGACAACCGATGTAGGGGGAGCGTGGTACGAAATAACTTTAGATTCTCCTTATTTTCTTACTGATAATGTAATGTATGCTTTAGTATTTACGGCGCCGGATAATCCTGGCGGTGAACCAGATATGATAATGTTGAGAAGCAATAATGTGGATGCAGATTATACACGAGGCCATTATTGCTCGCGGGCAGGGGGCGGCGGCTCGTGGTATAAGGACACTGATAAGGATTTTTATTTTGAGGAATGGTCTGCTACTACAAAGTTTGAGTATTATGATACTGGTGGAACGACGTGGAACGGCTTACACGGTGATGCAATGTACGCACAAACATTTACACCACAATTTAATTTTAATCCCCCCGCGGATATAGTAACATATAAACGTCTTGTGGCAGCAGGCAATAATACAGTATGGTATGAGGACATCTAATGGCTGACGTATATGAATATTATATAACTGGTGATACTACTTCTTCCGGCGGTATTCCGCTTTGGGATGTCGGCGATGCCCTATGTCAAACATTTACTCCAAGTGAGACACACACTATTACACAAGTGCGGTTAAAGTTGTATCGAAATTCTACACCAGGCGATATAAGGGTAGACATTTATGCTGTTAATGAATCTCATTATCCAACAGGAGCATCTTTAGCATCAGGCGTTACTGATGGTAATACTCTTACAACTAGTTCAGCTGGTAGTTATAGACAAATAACGCTTGATAATACTGCTGTGCTCCAAGCAAATACTGAATATGCTTTGGTTTTAACTGCCCCCAATGGCGTTCCTGGCGAAAAAACAGTTCTTTGGAGAATAGATATAGCGGACTCTGCTTATGCTGGAGGTTGGGCAATAAAGTATTTTGGTACTTTAGAAAATCCGACACCACAAAGTTGGCAAATTTTTGCTGAAGGTCTTGTATCAGATTTTATGTTCCAAGAATGGGGTGAGCCTGCTTCCCCATCCAAACCCACAAACCCAAATCCAGCACATCAAGCAACTGAGGTTGATTTTTCAGGTCTTACTTTAAGTTGGGAAGACGGCGGTGATGCTGATACTTTCGATGTGTATATTGGGCCATCCGCCAGTCTAACTAAAGTTTCAGATTCACAGGCGGATACATCTTACATTACGAGTATAGCTGAATTGGAATCTGTTTTTGGTGCTTCGCCGATAAATCAAAAAATATATTGGCGTATTGATGCTAAGAATGAATCTGGAGTAACTCAAGGAGATGAATGGTGGTTTGATGCAAGGCCAGCTAAACCCACCAACCCTACCCCTGAAGACGAATATAATGAAATGACACTTGATTGGACAACGTTTTCGTGGACATAGACAATGACGACGTATGATGTCTATTTTGGTACAGAACCAGATAATTTAATATTGATTGCTGAGGGGACTGAATCAGCTTCGTTGTCTGCTGCTTATCTTATCGCCGCATACGGCAGCGGTGCTTACGGCACTACATATTATTGGAGGGTAGATGCAGTAAACGAATTTGGAGTTACTCAAGGGGATACTTGGAGTTTTACTACTATAACATTTGACCCGCCATTACCGCTTGGGCTTTCATTAGATAGCGGCAGTGGTAATGAGGGGACTGGTGTTACTGGTACTGCTACAGGTGAAAACAATATAATAACTATCAAACGATTAGTAGCTGCTGCTGCCAACACAATATGGTATGAGGATGTTTAGAGGATATAAATATGTCCGCAGGAACAATGGTAGAGTTAACCGCTGCCAATGGCGACATAGATACGTCTGACCAGCTTCAAATGTTTGAAGCATATCAGAAAGTATTTATAGTCAATGGTTCAAATCTAAAGGTGGCAGATTTTTCTAATACGAAAATAACTACTGATAGCGTCGGCAGCCACCCGCCAGATAAAGGAAACATTCTTACGGGGGGAACCTCTGGTGCAGAAATGGTAGTTGACTTTTGTACAAGTCTTTCTGGTGCAGTTGCTGTCTATGGGTATAGAACAACTGACGCTACATTTACAAATGGAGAAACTGTAACTGGTACTGATAATGATGGAAATAGCATTTCTTTTACACTAAGTGCCGATGAAATGTCTCCGCCGCATTGGTATAATTGGACACCTTATGGTGATGATAGCAATAGTTATGGTTTTATGCCAGATAAGGCTTATTTAGGATGCTTATATCGTGGCCGCTGCGTTTTGGCAGGTAATCCTAATTATCCTTATCAGTGGTATATGAGCAGACAAGCCAACCCCTGGGATTGGCTTTATGGTGCTAATGATGCTCAAGCGCCGGTAGCGGGCGGCAATTCCGATGCTGGTAAGATAGGAGATATTATTAGATGTCTAATACCTTATAAGGATGATTATCTTATTTTTGGTTGTGCTAACAGCATTTGGGTATTGAGAGGCGACCCTTGCGAAGGCGGGTCTATAGATGAGGTTGACCGCACTGTAGGTATTTTTGGTGCAAAAAGCTGGTGTTTTGATAATGCAGGAAATTTATATTTTTGGGGGACAGGTGGCGTATATCGGCTTCCCGCTGGTTTTGGGCCGATTGAACACATTAGCAGTTTGTATATGCCGAAACTGATTGATGATGAGGCCCCAGACCCGTCAACTCACCGTATTATAATGGCGTATGATAGACAAAGAAATGGTATTTTGATTTGTATAACTAAACTTTCTGATGGTACAAATTCAAATTATTGGTATGACTTAAAAACTGGCGGGTTTTATCCTGAAAGCTATCCTACAGAATGTGGTGCTTATTCATTGTTATATTATGATGCTCTTGATAAGGATTATAGGCATTTGCTTGTAGGCTGTAAAGACGGATATATTCGTAATTTTAAGGAATCCGCAAAAGATGATGATAGCGGTTCTTCGGATACAGCTATTTCTTCTTATGCTACATTATCTATAATAAAATTAGTAGAAGAAGATGATAGAGAAGGTAAGATAACGTCGCTTACTTTTGAATTGGCTGGCGGTGCTTCCGGCAGCGATTTTAGTGATGCGGACGGATTAAGTTATGAGATTCACGTTGGTGATGATGCTGAAACCGTCTTAGAGAAGATACGAAACGGCGATACTGCGTTTGCCAGTGGCACATTAACTGGGCCTGGTCGTGCAAATCGAATAAGAACAAGAGCGAGGGGAGCCTATCTTGGATTGAAACTTTATAATTCAACGGCCTCGCAAACCTGGGCTATAAACAGAATTACAGGACAAGTAGTAAAAGGTGGAAGGATAAAATAGGAGAAGATATAATGGCATTTCAGAAATGGGGAACACATACTTTTTCACTGCGGCCATATACAGTAACAACTCTCACACCGTATGGCAAAGAGCTTAGAAGACTAAGACAAGAACGGCAACTTGCGGAAGAACGAGCATTACTTGCGAGTGCAAAACAAAGGCAGCAAACGGCTTTATCGCTGCCAGATATTATATCCCAGCTACAAAAGCAGGCGGCTGAGGCTCGTGCTGAAAACCTTAAACGGTATGCAGAAGCAACAGGCATTTATAAGCAAATCGAGCAAATGTATGCTCCTGGCGGTTCTTTTATGAAGGGGGCAGAAGCTATGATTGAGCGTGGCAAGAAGCGTGAAATTGCTCGCGGTATGCAATCCCTTGTATCCGCAGGTTTAGCGGGTACTACGAGAGCCGCAGGTTTGGGTCGGTTATACGAAGAAGAGGTGGCAATGCCCGCACGTCTAAGATTAGAAGATTTGCGAACAGGGTCGCTTGCTCAGGCTATGGCAGGTAGAGCAGGGCTTATTGAAAGAAGGCAAGACGTTTATCCAGATTTAGGAATAATAGCTCAACTAATGTCGAGGATTTAATAAATGGGTGCAAGAGTACCTTCGCCTAAACCTGGTGATTGGGAAAGCGTTAGGCAGGCAATCCGCAAATTGGCTGGCTTAAAGTTGGATATTATACAATCTGACTTGCAAGTTTCTATTGACAGCGTGGAAACTATAGCCTCAGATGCAGCGTCGCTTGCCAGCGATAATGTTACTCGTATTGATAGTGTAGAAACAATAGTTTCTGATAATACAGTACGTATTGATTTAGTAGAGACTATTGCCAGCAACAATGTTATAGCTATAGCTTCTGTTGAGACTATAGCATCTGATGCTCTTGCTGACGCTTCTGATAATGTTATTAGAATAGACTCTATTGAAACGATAGCATCTGATAACACTATTGCCATAGCATCTATTGAAACAACCGTATCTGATAATATAGTGCGGCTTGATTCCATAGAAACCGTAGCTTCTGATGCTGCGGTTGCTGCGAGCGACAATCTTTTGCGGATTGACTCGATTGAAACTCTTGCCAGTGATAATGCCGTTGCTATAGCGTCGGTAGAAACAATAGCTTCAGATGCTCTTGCGGATGCTTCAGATAACCTGATAAGAATCGACTCTATAGAAACTCTTGCTTCTGATAATAGAGTATCTATAGATAGTATTGAGACTATTGCATCAGATAACAGAGTATCTATAGATTCAATAGAAACAATAGCCTCTGATAATACTGTTCGTATAGATAGTGTCGAAACAATTGCCAGCGATGCGGCGGTATTGGCGTCTGACCATATAGCCAACGACGGTACAGACCATAGTTTTATAGACCAGGATGTGACTACATCAGCATCGCCTACGTTTGTTGACCTAATATTATCTGATATGCAACTTGGCTCCCCGACGTATCCGTCGGTTCACGATTTCCTTTCTACTACGGTCTCAGTAGGCCAGACGAGCGGTGGGGCAGTTATGGATAACGGCGACGGGACAGTGACTGTAGCAGCCGGTACAGGCTATATCAAGAAAACAGATAGCTCGATAGGCGAGCTTGTTACTTTTGATTGGGCTGAAGATGATTCTGTTTCGCTAACGGATAATTCGACAAATTATATTCTTATAAAATATAATGGTGGCAGCCCTATTGTAGACAGTACAGACGACTTTAATTCTATAAACTTTCATACTGAATTTGTTGTTGGGCTTGTTTATCGTGAAGGAACAGATGTAAAGATTCTTCAGGCCGGAAACAGATTGCCGGATGCTCAAATTCGATTCTGTATCCAAAAGTATCTTCGGGGAATTGAGCATATCTCCGGCGGAAGCATTGCTGAGAAAGCGACAAGATATGTAACCTCAACGGCAGGGATTTTTTATATCGGCGATACGCGGATTGATACAGGTGCATTTGATAGTTCGGCGGAAGATTTTGAGCACTATTA